TTCCACTTATCACCTGTATAGTCACGCCATAAGGCTGTACCGTAGTCAGGTGTGGTGTTCACTGTGATTGTGTTCTTGCCATTATGAAGACGTGCAGCATCGCTCGACCATACGCCAGGACTCAAGAAGAAGCTCGTACCATTGATGTTTACGATTGCGTCCGTCTGCGTGGTAATAATCGCTAGAGCATCATGCGCGGGACCGTCAACGATGTAAGACTTGCCAAGCTCGCCATTAAGCAAATACTCGACAATGCCTTTGCTCTTATAAGGCTCACAAACAACCTTTACTTTGAGCGCAACGCCTTGCATAAACATCTTCTGAGTGTCAACTTCAAAGCGCCCGTGGTATGTGTAACCTTCATCCCAGGACAACTTGAAGTCATACGCTCTGCCATGTAAGAAGTTACGCAGCTTAGTAAGAGACTGCTCAATCTCTGGCCAGTCAAGAGCTGCATTTGGATAGCAAGTAAACTCGATTGTGCGTTTACCAAAAAGCGGACGGTGTGCGAACCATTCAGAGAGGTCTAAAACACCATCAGCTCCAGGAATAGTGACTTGCATTGTCTTTGGTGCAGGCGGCGTATCAACGTAATCTGTCATGATCACGTTGAATGTCTCGCAAAGCGGTGTGTCATCTACATATATCTCGAGGTTCATCGACTTGCCACCACCTTATATGCACCCAGGTTAGCATCTACGTATGGAGATACGACACCGCCAACAAGTCTTGCATCCATATAGAGCTTCATGTTCTTAAGGTCCTCACGCATGTTCCTAATCTCAGCAACGACAGCGCTTTCATGGTTAGACTCATTCATTGCGTCAACCATATATCCTTTGATGTTGTCGATTGGCAGAATCGCTTCTGGACCTGCTTCACCGCCAACCATAGGGCGTGTGCCATTCATTCCAAACATCGTTGGCTTAGTCAGAATGCCGCCCTCTGCGTACCAGTCAATACTTAAATGCGGGACAGAAGGTGGAGCAATCGAAAAAGAGCCAGAGATGTTAAAGTGTGGCAGCTTGATGTGCGGCAGCTGAATAACAAGACCAGCGAAGAAGCTTCTAATCCTGCCTGGAATACCAGAAATAAAGCTAACCATGTTATTGAAGTTACTCTTGATACCGTCACCAATCGAATAGCAGAAGTTCTTCCATGCAAGGAATGCTGCTGCACCAAGTGACAACGCAGCTGCGATACCACTCATGCCATTGTGAACAACTGTTGCTAGTCCCTCAATAACGGGTCTAAGGCCGCCACAAATTTCACGGACAGTAACACCAAAGTTAGCTGCGTCACTACCAGCATTGGACATATCGTTACCCATGTCCTTAAAGAGAGGGGTAACAGACTGAATGCAGGCTGTGAGGTCCTTTGCAATCTGGTCAATTAGTGGCTGTAAAGCGTAAAAGACACCATTAACGGTATCAATCAAGAAGCTGAGAACGCCATTGAAGCCTTCTATTGCGCCACGAACCAAAGGAAGAACGCTAACACCAAGCTCCATAAGCGGCTCGATAAATGGAGTAAGTACATTCAAAATGTTTGAGAGCAAGTCCATGAAGAACTCTAGAGCAAGCGATACCTGCTCCATATTGGCCTTGAAGATGAGGTTAACCTCATCAAGAGCATTAGTATTCTCAATAATGTTATTGAACGAATCGCCAATGCCCTTAGCAAAGTCTTCAATGGAGCCTATAAGTCCCTCAAGAGAATCAGCAACGCCATAGACATCAAAGCCGGTTGTATCAATAAAGTCACCGATAGCAACTTGGTTGTCAGATAAGAAAGACTCAATAGATCCTGTCAACTTCTCTGCGACACTGGCTCCAAGGTCTTTAAGGTCTGTTGCCTTTGCTGCGCTGGTAAACGATGAGAACATACCAGACGTAATTGACTTAAAGTCTAGGCTCTCAACGACAGCGGCAAGCATATTGCCAAGTTCTTCACCGATACCCTTAGCTACATCTGGCAGAGCCTTAAAAAGTCCTTTAGTAATGCGGACGATTGTTGGAATGAGGTTCTTTGCAACCGTTCCGATGGACTTCAGAAGCTTCTCAGACATGCCCTCGATATCGCCGTTTGGGTCACCAAGTGCGGTAAGCCAGTTCTCCCAAGAAGCCTGCATCATCTGAATAGAGCCTTGAATGGTCTCTGCTGCTTCTTCAGCAGAGTTGCCCATGATGCCTTGCTGCTCCTGGATGTCATGGATTGCCTGGACGATGTCGCCGTACTTCTCGATGGTTAAGTCACCAGCGCGTCCCTGTGCCTTCTCAAAAGCGTTAGCGTCTGCAATAAGACGCTCCATCTCTTGCTTTGTGCCACCATACATTTGTATTCGCTGCAACTCGCTAGGTTGCAACCGCCATAAGGCTGCTCTATGTCACCATAGAGATTAGACTATCTCTTGAAACCCTTACCGGGTCCCCCTCGCACTTCCAGTCGCTTGACTGTACTCTACTCGCTTCCGTGTTAAACACGTGCTTTCGATAGTCGTTACACTTTCCCTGGATAATACCAGGGCTTAGCACGGTATTGTCTTTCTGCCTAAGCGGCCAAAAGAGTTTCACCGTTTTCACGAGGTTTATGCTCAGCAATTAGTGGTCTTTTAAGTTTACCGAGCTTAAGATTATCGAGCATGGTGTAGTTCTGCTTCGCGAATCCTTGATATGCGTTCTGGATGTCCTGAAGGTTTGAACCAAAGATTGATGCGTTGTCAGCCATGTCAGTAATTGCCATGTTGCCCGCACGAGCAGCTGCAACTACATCGCCGCCAAAAGACTGCTTAAGCGCCGCGCCCATGCTATTAAGCTGATCCATATACTGGTTCATCGAGACACCAGCGACAGCATAGGCAGCTTGAGCGTTAGCCATTACCTGGCTTGACGCTTCGCCGAAAATCTTCTCAACGCCGCCAGATAGCTGCTCAAAGTTTGCATAAGCGTCAAGCGATTGCTTGCCGATTGCAATCATAGTTGCACCGATAGCCGCAACTGCCGCTGTAACTCCCAAGGCAGCTGTCTTCATACCGTCAAACGCTGCTGTTGCTACGCCTTCATTAAAGCCTTTAGTCGAGGGAATGACAGATACATATGCAGAACCCACTTCTGCGTTAGCCATATTCACCTCCTAATTTAATGTGAGTCCCACCAGTCGTTAAATTGACTAATTGGGATTGGGTCCTTGCCATAGACTTCCTCTTCAGAGCTCTTAACGCCAGGACGCGTGAGTGGCTTAGGCTTAGGCTGCTTCTTGGTTGTGTGAGCAGAGGAATACATCCACGTCAGCTGGCTTAGCTGGTCTGAGAGCCTTGCGAGAAGTTGAGGAACAATCTCTTGCGATTCCCAAAGCGCATAGTCAATGTCATCCGGATGTGTTGCCTTCCAAAGTGCTGAAGTTTTTGGCAAGTTATTGATAAAAGAAAAGAGCGCCCTATAAGTAAGGCGCTCTCCAAGGTCATCTAATGTGAAGCTTGTGAGGGTCATAAGGTCATATTCAAGCTCTCCAGTATGCTTAAGAATCACCTGCGAGAGCCAAACTATTCCCCCGCTTCAACCTCACCAGCTTCAACACGCATCTTATTCCACTCAGACATGATGGAAGATAGATCGTCAATACTAAGCTTCTCAACCTCAACAACATAAGGCTTCAAGAAGCTTACGAACCACTTCACTGCTTCCATGCTAGAAGCTTCAGCATTGTCTAGAATACCAACGCGCTCAATGTCTGCGAGGGTCAACTGGAGAGGGATATGACACTCTGAACCATCAACGGTAATATCGAGCGTCTTGTGGGAGGTTGAGAAGTTAAGCATTATCGAGTCACTACTCCATCATCAGTAAGGATATAGATACTATTGCCCTGTGCATCTGGCTGGCACTGCATCTCAATCGCAAGTGAGATAGCGTCAGAAGACTGGAAGTTTGTGTCTGATGGCGGGACAGCCTGTCCGCGAGGAACGATAATCATCATCTTCGCAGCGCCATCCTTCATCTTAAACACCCAAGAACGTACCTCTGGAAGTCTTGCACCGATGGCAATCTTTAACTGATTGCCATGAGTATTGGTTGCAGCTGTTGCAGTAACAGACTCTTTACCAAACGCACGAGTCGCCGAGCGTTCGGACATCTCAAGCTCTGTGTACTTAATTGTGCCATCAAACTTCTCAAGTAGCTTACGAACAGAAGCACCGTTGGCCTCGGTAATGTCCTTAGTTGAATAGTCGGTAGACATAGAGATGCCATCACTGGAGATATAACCAGAATCCTTAAACGCAGCATTAAGAGCAGCGTTTAAGTCTGTTGGGATAGGAGTTCCAACTGGAGCGTCCAGGACAGCGCCAGTAGTAGCCTGGTCTAGTGCGCCAACAAGTACTTTGGAAGCGTCAACTGCCATAGTTAATTCCTTTCATCTTTGATATTGACTGACATAGAAAACGTGACCTGCCATACAACAAAGTCGCCCTCCTGCTTGCCGTAGCTAAATACGTTTGGCGTGAAGACGGCGTTAATGTTTCTGTCGGTTGGCGGGGTCACTTTAAGAGCAATGGCAAGCTCATGAGCAACCTGCTCAGAGCGTGCGCTGCTCCTCGTCCAAATTGAAATAGTGTACTCAGGGGAATCATGAGGGTAGTCCATCTCGCCGCCTGTGCGGTCAACTAATAGGAACTCGTCTGGAGTGTTCTTCTGTACTTCGGTTGAGCATGGCAAACCGATTGTGGTATGTGCCCACTTAATAACGTGCTCCATTGAGCTAAATATCATGATTACCCCCTTGCTGCCTTTTGCAGCGTGTTATGCAGAGCATTAGAGTTGATTGCGTGTACGCTTGCTGTGTGAACTACCGCATGAGCGCGGTTCTTGCCGACTGTGACCTTTACGGCATAGTCTTTAGCGCCATACATCGAAGCGGCACGAGCTCGTATCTTCTCTGCACTCTTACGTAAGACTTCCTGCGTCTTAGCACCAGTCAAGATTGATGTCAGCTTGTTGGCTTTATAGATCATCTTGACTGTGCCGCCTGCATTAGAAGCCGTGAACTGCCTAGCCATCAACAACTCCAAGCGGTACTAAGCAGCTCCATCTCCAACCCTTCGGAATCATCTGCTCTGGGAAGTCAACTGGCGCACCAACAACGTTGAACCAACGCTTTCCATCCGGACTAACCTGTGCGCGTCTGAGACGCTCTGCCCATCCTCGTGGGAAGTAAGCAGTCGCTGTGACTTCAACGCCTTCAGGTCTACTCACTTCCAAGTCCTTTGGCTGGAATGGCGCAAAGAGACATCCAGGGACACTTATTGGCTCTGAATACGTAAACGACTCATTGCCAAATCGGTCGGCACCAGATGAGGTGCGCTCCTTAACAAAGAGCGTCATTGTTGGCTTCATTAGTCCTCCTTTGGAAGAGGGTTTGCGAATATCGCGTACCCCTCATCGACTCCAAGGAGTGACTTCTCAAACGATGTGAAGTAAATGTCCCCTGTTGGGTTTGAGTAGGATACTGAACCACCAAAAGGAGACGCAGTCCAGGACTGCGATTGCACGCCGATTGGTGTTTCTGAGCCAGCCTGGAGAACTCGGATTGCCACCTGGCAAACAACAAGCTTCAGAACAGCTGGGTCCTTAGACTCAACGTCACAGAGAGAGCCAACAGCAGCAGAGATAAGGGAGAGCAGGTTCTCCGCTCTCCCTTCTTCTGTTGCTTCGAGGGTTGGAAACATTGCTTTTAAGTCGCTCAGAGTTGCGAAGGGCTTATTCTGCCCCGCCATAATTAGGCGCTCTTAAGAACTGCAAAGCCCTTAGGGTCAATAACAGCGTAAGAGTAAACAACCTCTGCGCGGTAAGCAATCTGGCCAAGGCGCTTGAGGTCGCCAAGTCCGTCTGGGTCACCAGTCTCGATGGTCTCGATGTTGATGTCACGGACAATGCCCCACTTAATGAGGTTGAAGTCGCCCATAACAGCAAGAACCTTGGTTGCAGTCTTAGCAAGGGTGCCAGAGACAGTGTTGGAGGTTGCAGCTGCAAGGCCATCGACTACACCAGTATTGAGATTGATTGGAATCTCTGGGAACATGCGCAGACCGGTGTTCTTAGCACGAACTTTACGCAGGCTGGAAGCATAAGCCTTGGAGAGACCGATGCCAGAGATGGAGTAGCCCGGGTCAACTGCGTCAGCGAGTGCATCGAGGTCAGCAGCTGGGTCAGTGGTTGCGGTGACAGCGGTAGCACCAGTAGTCAGAGCGGTCAGACCGGTTGCAGCCATACCAGTTGCAGGGTTGAGACCATGGAAAACCAGGTAGTCAAGACCACGGCCAAGAGCAGCAGCAGACTTGTCAACGATTGCGTCAACAATCTGAAGTTGGCTGTCCTCGTCTGCCCACTGAACCTCATTGGAGAAGCGGACAGTGACAGAGAGCTTCTTGATAGTGTGGTCGACTGGCTTCAGACCAACAGTCTGAGAGGAGTGCTGTGTGGACTCGCCGACAATCTCTGCTTCTGGGTCCTGGGTGAACAGGATGGAAGCGCGATTTGCGAAGATTGCTGGAGAAGAAGCAGACAGAGTCTGAATGACGGAAGTGTCTGCAACCTTAGAGACAAGGTCCTTTGCAATCTCAACAGGTAGCTTGATGTTAGTAGTGTTTGTTGCTGGCATTGTAAATCCTTTCTTTAATTACCAAATAATTGACGTGCAAGCTCAACCTTTGCGGAATTCTCTCCTGCTTCTGTGGTGAACTTGCCAGGGTGTGGAGCTTTTACTCCTGCTTTGGGCTTTAGATGTTTGGCTAGTACTTCTGCAAACTGGCGCATATCCTCTTCTGTGGAACCCACAACAAGCTCCTCCGGCACATTAAACTCAGACGCAATCTTTTTCTTCATTGAGGCTTGTTCCTCACGGGTCTTATAGCCCTTTATTGTGTCTTCTGCTTCCTGTGCACGCTTCTGTGCTTCTGCAAGCTCCTCTGTGGCTTTGGAGTTCTCCTTGGAACGCTTCTCCCATTTGCGTGCCTGGGCTTTCCAATATTCAACGGTGTCAGTCTCATCAAGCTGTGCAGCTTCTTCTTTGACTTCCTCTATTGTCTCTTGTACTTGCTCCTGCTCAGTAGTGTCTAGCATCTTGTGCCCCTTTCTGTCCGTGCGGACGCTAATAAAAAACCAGCCGTGCGGCTGGTTGATTACTCCGATTGATTAGAGTCAGTATCTTGTTGCTTCTTCTTCTGCTGCTCTTGATATTCGAGCCATTTTGCGTAGTATTCCTTTGGATTGTAACCACCAACCTGTGTTCCAGGCTTGCCCGCTACAACCTTGCAACGGCAATGATCGTGATAGTGCCTTGTTGCGCCTTCTTTGGTGAAGTAGAAACCATTCGCGGCAAGACGGGCGCAGAACGCACACTCATTGCCCTGTGGAACGCGTGCAAACTTCAGTCCATGACGTGTGCCTGCGTTTGTTGTGGTCCTGTTCGCTTGCTGCAATACCTCGCTCTCAAGCAGGTTGCCGCACATCTCCAAGAACTCTGAAGCCTTAATGTCATTGTGCGCGGCAAACTCTGCTATCTGCTCACGGTATTTGGTGTTTACAAACATCGGAACATTCGCGAGGTCTGTGTTACTCGCATGCTCACCACTTGTTTTGTCAAAGAAGTCAAGCGCAATCGAGCCGGCTGCATCACCATACGTGAGTGTGACGCTCACCATCGACTTATTAACCAACTCGATAAACTCAACGTCATCCATGTCCGGCTTAATCTTCAGACCGGCTTGAATGAGTCGTTCAAGACTGGAGCGTGCTCTGCCTTGCAAGCGTGTAAGCGTTGCATGGTATGCGTCCATTTCTCTCTTGCTGATGTTCATGACTACTCACCCTGTGAAGCCGCTTTGACAAGCTCTTGTGAAGCAAACCTGCGTCTGTCAGCCTGGAGTTCTGTGAGAACGTCATCCTTATAGCCAAGAGCTCGCAGTGGAACATCAGAGCTTGCAAGCCATGGGAAGGTTGATACCTGTTTAGTAATGGCATCAGACATTGAGACGGGCGATGGTGTCTCCGGATTAGCAAAGACAGCCGTTGTCTCGTTGTCTCGCATGGCGCTGTAGAAGTCCAAGTCATGCTTTACTGCAAGAGCCATAGCAGAGACATTGACAAGAGAGCGCTTGCAAGATGCAATGTAGCTTGTAATGTCGATAATTGCGTCTTCCTGGTTAGCAATGATTGCATCTGCTGAAGTTGGATTAGCAGACGTAAAGCTCAGCGAGGAAAGTGGAACATTGGTTGCGTCTGAGAACATAGAAGCAAGCAGCTTCATATAGTCACTGTGTGGCTGCATGGTGAGCTGTGGAAGCTGGCCATAGTTTGGAATCTGCTTGTTCTTGTTTGGCGTTGCAATAAACGTTGAGCCGATAAACGCGCCAAAAGGTGAGTCAGCAATCTTCTGAGCAACGATTGCATCAGCGCCAAGCAGATATTTTTGTGGAGCAGAAGCAAATGCAGCGGTTGCGCTCATGTTAAGAATCTCACGCTGAGCGTCATCAACAAGGCTCATAACCGTGCGACTAATGCGGGATGTACCAAACGGACGCTCAAGCGTTGAATGATACGCCACGGGCTCAACGGGAACTCTACCCATTGAGTGCGATTCTTCTGTTGCAAACCATCTGCCATCGAGCAAGCTAAGCGTGATGAATGTATCGTCTGTGAAGACATAGACAAGCGTTGGAGTCTTGATGGACTGTGTTCTGTTCCACTCAGCATCAACAACTACAAGAGCCGCTTCAATGCGCTTCTTAGCGTCTGACCAGATAGCAGATGCGGCCGTTGCAGGATAGCCGGAGATAACAACATCCGGCTCATTGAACTCTGGGTTGCCTTGAGTGACGCTAATGAACGCAACTGAGTGTCTAAGTGAACTCATGACTACCTTGCGTACCAAGTTCTCCAAGTCATTCTCACGAGCAATGGTACGCAGTTCTTCTTTAACGGCTGTGTCAGTTGCATTGAAGTTCTGGAATTGCACACGATCAGCCCACCAGTTAACACACTTTGCAGCCCAGTCAATCTTGGCATCAATCTTGGAAGCCAACTGAGGAAGAACAGAAACGCCAAGGTCTTTAACCTTGACATTACCGTTGTAGTAACGGTCTCTGAGAACATTCCTGGTATAGTGCTTGCGCCAAACCGCAACAAGCTGAGAGACAACCTCTCTGTTCTCATCAGATAGACCAATGGCAGCAGCCATGGAAGCATCAAGTCCTCTATCCACTAGAAGAACACCTCGCCTTCATCTTCATCATCTTCATATTGTTTTGCTGCCCATGCAGCTAATGTGGCAGCTTCAACAACCGCTGCTCTCTCACCATCAAAGCCCCAGCCGCCCGTACGACCGATAGGTCGTTTGTAAGACTCAGTGACCGCCTTTGTTAGTTCGTCTTCTTCTGAGTCGTCCAGTGAGTCAGGCTTAAACCATGTAATTGAGCCTTCATTGACTGCGTCGACAAAGTCAACGTTGGCCGTAATTAAGTCAGCAGCCGCAGGTATTGTCACGTTGTCTTCCGGAACAGAATCAATGACACGTCTATAAAGCGACTCAGCGCCTGCCTTACCATCGATAATGACTGGCACCGTTTGAGCACGCTTTATGACAAACTCTGCAAGCGCTTGCTTGCCGCCGATTGTGGCCCTCTTGTCTACGAGCTCAACGTGTGTGCTATCGCCGTCTTTAATTGCGACACATACAGCGAAGTAGACTCCATCAACTGAGAACTTAACCGCATAGGCAGAAGGTGTTTCTTGAGGTGGCGTAGATGTTGCGCATCTCTGCCAGGTCTCTTTGTCAACAAGCGGAGCTCCTGCACCTCCTGCAAGCTCCTGTGGAGTAAGCCATACGCCCAAGCACTCTTGAGCAAACTGCAAGCTATCCATCTGAGTTCTAAGAGCTCTGAGTGCCGTGATGTTAGTAATACCTTCGACAAGCGAGGGCGCAGCTTGATACCAGCGCTCCTCGTCTGTGACATCGCCGACTTCTTCGAGTCCGTACTCAATCCAGGACGTCTCAATCTCTCCATTGTTATTGATGGCATCGGAGCGCATCTTGTCGAACTTGTCAGCTGGAGAGCCGGCTCGCCTTGGAGTACCCATATAGATGAATTGCGGGTTTTTGTTAGGACCGCTCGAGGTAGTTGGTAGCAAGGCTTGAACGTGCTCTGGCAAAAGCTCCTGCGCCTCGTCAACCACGATGATGTCGAACGTATTACCAAGGTTTGCCGTCTTAGTACGACAACTGAAGGCAATAAAGCCTTCTCCTTTGCCTTCAGCTTGTGGCTTAAAGGTGAAGCTCTCCTGCGCCGTCTTTGACGAGACTCTTAAGAGTGCGTCATTGAAGTACTTGATACCTCGCACTTCATCGTTTGGCTTAGTGCCTAAGATGTTGCGGAAGTCCTCGAGCGTCTTAACCGTCGTGTTGTAATTGTGAGCAGTCCACAGAATGCGGTATCCAAACATCATCGCTAACGTGATGACATACCACTCGACAATCGTTGTTTTACCATTTTGTCTTGGTACCGACAAACCGAAGATGCGTTGAATGAATTGAAGGCTAGCATCAACTGCTGCCAGTATTTCAAGAACCATTGCTTGCCACAGAGCAAACTTAAAGCCACCCTCTTTAGCAAGTGCAATAACAAGCGGTGCCAACGATTTGGTGTAAGGCTTATAGATGCAAAACCTAGGCTCCAACGACGAACTTGAGGGCTTGTGCGACTGCGTCGTCGTGCTTTGTCTCAACGACATCTGTTGCATCAGCTCCCTCCAGTTCAGCTATCTGTGTGACCGCTGCTCGATACTCTTTGGATATTGCGGAAATGTTGCGTGGATCAGCAATGAGCATTTGCTCTCTGAGAAGATTGCGAAGCTCCTTCAAACGCTCGATTGTGTTCTGTTGTTTGCGCTCTCTGAATGGCAGCGTATGTGTAAGCGTCTCTTTGTCAGGGAGCTTCTCCATCGCTGTCTTTGCTGCGTTGTTTTTTTGCTGATACATGCTGTAGTACTTCTGCACTACACGCACGGAACGCCCAATGGTATCTGCAATAACCTTGTTTGGAACGCCCTGATCCTTAGCTTTTAGAATGTAGTTAATCTCAGTTTGCGAGAGTGTTGCTCCATGTTTGCTGTTCGCCATGCACGCTCCTTCCGTTCACGTATGCATTCTCATTCGTAGTCAGCTCTATTGCCCCGTCTGAAAAAATGGCTCTGTGCCGCCGAGATAGCCGCTACTTATAGGGGGTGAGGGTTACCCCGCCCCGTCTTTACCACTGTCTGCTTCTGAATATCTTTCCTTGGCTCACATCACATGGAATCTTGTTGCTCTTCTCACGATTGCAATGTCTGTGAGTAGCTTGTACATTGTCCTGGCTGAGCGCCGCTGCTTGCCCAGACTCAAAAGGACCTGCCCAGCAATGACGTTGCGCGTTGTAAAGTCTGAGCCAGTACCTTGATACAGGTACAACTTCATCAACTTCAAACGCATCCGGATGTCCAGCAGGAAGCGCATAGTTAATTGACTTGCCGCAAATTGCACACGGTAGTCCTTGAGCCATGAGCCAGGCTCTCAGCTTCCGTCTAGCATTGCCGTTTCCCTGGCGAACATTCTTTGCCACTAGATCACCTTGCTAAACAAAAAAGCGCCCTGGCTTGTACCAGAACGCTTATTAGTTCCTTTGTTGCGTAAATCGCTACTGTACATAATATCACAAAACCCCGCGCAAGAGTGCGCAAGAGTATGCAGAACTTATTTTCTCGAGTTCTCCATATCTTTACGAACCAGGTCTTTGATATAGCTCGAGCGGTTCTTCTTTGATTCTAGAAACTCTAACAAGTCTTTATCGCTTGGATACAGGTTGAACATAATCGCCTTAACGTTGTTTTTGCGATACTTAGCACTTGCCCGCTTTTGAGCTTCACTAGTAGCCATTATCGACTTTCCTTCTTACGAATGGTCTTGTAAAGAATGTGCGTTACTGCAACAGTAACTAATATGAGTAATACGTTTTCCATTTTGTGCTCCTTTATGTTAATCTTAGAGCCTAGGAGATACCAGCTGCAACTGATATCCCCTTTGGCTTTAAGTCCTTACTCTTCGTCGGGGTGGGACTTTTTTTAGTTTCTCTGCAATCTTTTCAACTGTGACTGTGGCTACTGCTGTGAAGACTGCAAGAAACAATTGCCATATCTTTTCTTCCATCTCTCACCTCCTTTCTTGTTGTATATAGTATATAACTATTATCTATACAATACAAGCAAAAAGGCAAAAAAGATTATTTATTTTTCAAGAATTTTTCGATGTAATTCTCCTCATCAATCTTCTCAAAGACTTCACGCTCCAACTGTTGAAGCGTCCTCACAGGAGTAAGTAGTCTCTCAGATACATCACTCCAAGTCATACATTGAAGATAACGCCACTGAAGCAAATCGGCATAGATGGAGCTACTCATTAATTGACATATCCCACCATCACCAAGCTGACTTACACCATAAAGAAGCGTATAAGCGTCGTTGATATAGTCGTAATTGTCATTCATTCTTTTAGACAGTAGAGCTTCTAGATCTATGCGTTTATCCACTTTTGCCATCGTATCTTGATTTGAGCCTTTACTCCCACCAGCTGAATATGATTGTGCTTTTGCTCCTTCGGTCTCTTGAAGGCTCATAATTTGCTGTAATGCTCTGGTGTTTTCTCTTGATGCTTCTGCCACACCATGAAAGAACTCTGACGCAGTCAAACCACTGTAATCCATAATTCTCCAAACGTGAATACGCTTAGTTAGAGTAGTTATTTAAATTA